ACTTAAATAAGTATTCATTTATTTAAATCCTTTTCTTTTTGAAAAAAAAATATTATATAAAATATAAATGCCTAGTAAAAATCCACTTGCCGTCGGTTACAAAAAGTTATATGATTGCTTACAATTCTTAGAGCACCCAGTTTTAAGAACTGTCTTGATTATTGTTTTAGTTATCTACTGCTCCACTTTATTGCCAGTTGTTAACGTCGAAGTATCCAAAGTCTTGAGAATCGGTGTTGTCAAATTGTTAGTTGTTGTTGTTATCGTTCTCTTCGCCATGAGAGATCCAGTCTTGGCCGTCTTATTGGCTATGGCCCTTGTTATCTCAACATGCGGATCTGTTGAAGGTATGGAGAACCAAGGAAACTCTGATGATGAAAATAACGCAAAAGTCGAGAGAATGACAAACAAAAGTGAAGATGAAGAACAAAAATCCGAAGAACAGTTAATGCAACTCAAACAAGAAGGAAAACAGCACGAAAGCTTTGACAACCCATCACCTGATGGACCAGCTGGATACAACGTCAGACCAAACTGCATCAGCGGATGTGCTGATGGTGCCCAGAGAGGCCCAGAATGCACTGGAGTCCAGACTTTCACCCCAGAACTTGGTGCTCAGGGATTAAACTGTCCACAGGGATATGGTGGAAAAATGGCTGGTAGCCCATGGTAAGCAACAATTATTGATTAAATCTTTACAAATATTTTACATAGTTTGTTAAAATTATTTAAAAAAATTCTAATTTATTATTAATAAAAATGAGTGAAGGAGACATCCAAATTAAAATAGAGAACTTGGAATTGTTTGGAACAGTCAAAACATATTTATTTGTTAATGTATCAAAAGATATTACCAATTATATTCTTGAACTTTATTCAGAAGATAATAAATTAGTTATGAGTAATACTGTTGATCACAATACATTACAAATTAATAACATAACAACATTTGAGATTGATCCATTGTTAAAATATTTCCTTAAGATTGATTATGGAGAGAGTGGATGGCATAGGTTTGTTACAGTTGAAAATGAACTTACAGATGATATTGAAATGATTATTCATAAAAAAAATAATGAAGATTTTACTTGTCTCAATAATTTTTTCTTAGACTTAGGCAATGAATCTGATGGTGTTGATGAGGAACTTTCTGATTCTGAAGATGAACAATATGAAGAAGTTGTTGTTTGTGAAAATAATGAAAATGTTGTTGAAAATGATGAGAACAAAAATTGATTTTTTTTTTTATTATACATTTTATCATTCAATTTTGAATTATAAAATGGGTTACAGAACATATGTAGTATTTGGTAAAGGTATTTTTTTGCCCAAAGAAGCTTGTTTCAATAAACTTGTAGAAATCTACAAAAGAGACCTCAGCAAAGAAGAAGCTGAAGCTCAACTTGAAGATAATAGAGAGTCTTTTGTAGTTGAAGTTGAAGGCTATTTTAGCAAAAAATATTCAACAAATCTTGTTTCATTGAAAGAAAATTACAATGTTGATTATGGCTACGAGGAATTTTATGGAGTTCATATTTTCCCAGAACGTACCAAACATGAATATTGCCATGGAGTTATCGAAGATTCTGGATACAAAAATTTCAATCCAGAACCTCTTACAGAAGAAGAAGTTTCAATTCTTAAACAAATTGGAAAAGATTTTGGTATAGACGATATTAAAATTACTTGCTTTCTTTCTTCAGATAGTAGCTAAAAAAAATTATAATTTGATTCTAAATATTATCAATAAAATCATCAAAATCTTTTTGAGACATTGTATCCTTATATTTTGATACTTTCTTATATCGTTGCTTATTTAATGCATCGAATTCATGTTGTTTCACTTCTCCATCTTCATCTTCTTCATCTTCATCTTCTTCATCTTCATCTTCTTCATCAGAAGAAGAAGGTAAACCAGTTAGTTCGGACATGGAAACAGTATTTTTCTTTTTCTTTCGAAAAGTATCTTTACGTTTACCTGAAACTGTCTCAAACCTGAATCCAATTTCTGTATCAGCAGAAGCATCCATAACAATTCGCTGTTCTTCACCTTCTGTTCCACTGGGGCAGCACATTTCTTCTTCAATCAAATATTCAGTTTCCCAATCTTGATAAGCATGAATAATGTCAATAAATTCGATGGAACTGTCATATGTCACCTTGATTAATCGATTATATTGGTTACCATTTTTCAAAATACCTCTATATCGATTCATTTTCTTTGAACCTCTCATCGAAGCATTATATGTTCTCTTTTTACCAGTTTCCCATAAACGATCTACAATTTTTATATCAAATCGTTTACTACCAAGAGATTTCAAAATAACAGCATAGTATTCTCCTATTTCAACTGAAGCTCTACTAATATGTTTTGGATTTTTTCTATCCTCTGGATTATTATTTCTATTACGTTTCAAATGTTTGTGTTTACCACCTTTTTTATTAATAGTCATAATTTACAATATATTATAAAACAAATTCTTAAATATAAAAATCAATTTTTTTCTTTTACAAAGCTCCCATACCACCATCTGTCAGAACATCAGGTGTTTTCTTGATCTTAGATAACTCTTCCTTTAGAGATGCGTTTTCGGTTTGGAGACGCTGACACTTTTTTTGAAGTTTCTTAAAAGCCATTTCCATGTTAAAAACAATTTCAATCAAAGAAGAAGGAGCCGATGGCTCATCATCAACAACAAGATAAACTATTGTCTGAGAAGCGAGATTGTACGACTCAATCGTACGATCATTTTTCATCTCTGTACCACAATAAATAAGCCTTTGAAGCCCTATTTTGATGTCATACTTCTCAGCGATTACATACTTCAACATCAAAACCTTGTCCTTTGGGTCGACAGAAACATTGTACTGCTTTCCAGTCAAATTACGCACAAAAACAGGTATTTTCCCATCACCATCCATACTCACAAGAATAACCCAACAAATTAAAATAAAAATTTATCAATTTTAAGGGACTCGCCAGTCCCTTATGAACCCTAGACTGCCTACGCGAATGGATTTGTCACAATTTGGTAAGTAATCGTAGCGTTGAAGGTTTTATTAGATTATTGTACATGATGACTGGTACACATGCGACAATAACAAGTGAATAAAATAAGATGCAAATGAGACCGACGCTTGCAAAAAATAACATTAAAGATTCCATTATATTACCTTTTGTGCGTCTTTTTAACTATTTTTTTATCAATAAAAACATTATAAATGAGTAACGTATTTATGGATAGAATTGAATGTTGGAACGATACTAGAAGATTATGTGAGGAAAAGAGACTTTATCCAAACAAACAATCTGTAAAACTCCAATATGATGAGAATTATGAATTGGTAAAACAATGTGAAAAATCAACAATTAAATTTATGAATATGGATGCCATAAAATGTGCCATTCTCCATTGTGTAGATGAAAATCCGCTTGTTTTAAATCTCGCAGACGATAACTTCGCAGGTGGTTGTATAGAAAGTGGATCAGGTGCCCAAGAAGAATCCCTTTTTAGGCGCACAAACTACTATTTAACCCTTGTACAAAAATTGTACCCAATTCGCAAAGATGAAGCTATTTATTCACCCGAAGTAAAAGTTGTTAAAACAACTGAACAATCAGGTTGGAAAGTAATTCCCGACGGATTGTGGCCAGAATTGGCTTTCATTGCATGCCCAGGTGTCAAATACCCAGATCTTATCTACAGACATAACGAAGATGGTACTGAAAATGAAAAAGTATTAAATGAAAATGACACAGAAATGCTGAAAACAAAAATAAAACTAATCATCCAAATAGCCAATAAATACGGCCATAAAACAGTTGTATTCGGTGCTCTTGGTTGTGGTGCTTGGAAAAATCCACCAAAATATGTCGCAGAAATCTTCAAAGAAGTTTTAGAGGAGTGCGATGGATATGTTGAAAATTACGTTTTTGCAATTTTAAACACAAGAAGTGATGAACAAGTTGTCAGAAACTTTGAAATCGAAGGTCGACTTCCAACTTGTGAAGTTTTTAAGAAAGTGTTCGCTAATGAAGCCCAAGAACAAAAATCAACTCCTACAGAAGAAGGAGCTAAAACTATTTACTTTGACCAATCCCATAAACCCGATCAACAGCATAGCATCCCGCCCCCGCCACAGTAAAGAATGTAGCTGGAATAACAAGTCCTTCCGCAAATTGCATTAAGACATTTGGCTTGTTTGGCTTGTTTGGTTTTGTTTGTCTTTTTAAAGGAACGTTATTATTGGTCATCGAAATTAATCGCTTGAATGTATTTTGAATGATTTGTCTTTGCATTATTACTATCTTGTATATGTGTCTAGTTTTTAAATTATTTATATTCTCTATAAATAATTTGGGATTGATGTTTAAACTTTTGAATAAGGTTTATGTCATAAATTTAAAAAAAAATAAAGATCGACGCTTCCATGTCACAAATGAATTGTGCCGAGTTGGATTGGAAAATAAGATGAAAATATTTGATGCAATTGGTAAAGATAGTATAGAAGTAATCAATTTAATGAAAGGAGATATGGTTAGTAAATTTCCACCTTGTTTTAGATGTGGTAAGAATAGATGTGGGTGTAAAAATAATTCGCTAGTGCCTCCACAAATAGGAAATTGGTGTAGTTTCATAGGAGTTATGAAAGAAATCGTAGCTGAAAATTATGAAAAATTGGTTATGATTTGTGAAGATGATATAAAGTTTATGCCAAACGGTATGACAAACATGAGGAAAATGATAAATCTCCAAACATTTAGAAGATTGGGTATAAATCTTTCGAACCCTTTGTTAATTAGGTTGGGGGCTTCTTTTGCGAATCATTTACACAAATATCCGAATAGGTTGACCTTCACAAAACAGAAAGTGCCATCAAATCCTTGTTTTATAATTAATAGACCTTTTGCTATAACTTTTCTGAAAAATTTAAAAAAAATCGATACAACAAGTGATGTATATATTCACAAACAACTTGTAAACAGAGATAGATCAATTCAACATTTCACATTATTACCCCTTCCTGTGTTTGATCTTTCAACTGGAAAATATAAAAGATTCTTCTCCGAAATTCACCCCAAAAATATAAATAAAGAAGATAGAAAGAGGAATAAAGATCATCATAAAAAAGTAGAATACAAAGAATTTCTCTGTATTGGCCATCCAAGATGTGGAACAGGATCTATCTCCCACTATTTGAATAAAATGGGATACAATATTGGTCACGAAAAAATGATGAAAAATGGAACATCCGCGTGGTTATTATCCGTTAGTGACACTAATAATCCATGGTGTAAAATAGTCAAAGATAAGTTTTATTTCGAAGTTGTTATCCATGTTGTCAGAAACCCATATACAGCTATCCCAAGTATTATGCTAGAAAATAAATATTCACCTAATAATGCCAGTTATAAATTCAGAAGGAAACACATAAAAGAACAATTGGAAATAGACCTCCCAGAAGATGTAACAGATAATACACCTTTTGAGGAACAAGTAGATATTGCTGTTAAGACTCTTGTTTATTGGAGCAAATTATGCGGATTACTTTTTCCAAATGTTATTTGCCAAATTGAAAATGTAGCATCATCCCTAAACAAATTCAACAGAAGAGGTGTGAACCTGAACAACCTCGGCAAACAAAAGAAAAATAGCGGGAAATTATATTGTGGTAAAAAATATCCCAAACCTGTAATCGATCAATCTGTTTATGATCGATTGCCAGATGAAACAAAAAAATTATTAAAATGGTATTGCAGCACATATGGTTACCAGTTTAAACAATAAACTATAAAACAAGTTTCTTAATCTGTCCAATCTCAGAATGAGCCAACAAATCTTTCAAATCCTCTTCAACTGTTAATTTCCTTAGTTTTTCCAATTTTTGATCAAATTTATTAACATTTGACCAACCACTTTTGACACCGTCACGAGCAACATCATAAGCTTTCTTCATCTGTAACAAAGCCATTCTCAAAGGTACTTCTCCACAACCTGTACAAAATGTTGTTGTCAAAATAGTCTGAATGGGCTTTCCGCCTATACTTGCCATATATTCATTAAAATTCAAAACATCACATAATACAGCCTTGAATGCATAATATGGATTAAGAGTTCCTACACAATTTCTTGGAATTCTCATTGTTGGTGCATGAGCTAGATACGGAAATTTGGTGTTATTTGTCGGAATAATCATACAACTTCCAACTGGTTGTTCACCTCTGTATCTTTTTTGTATCTCTTTTCTGACTTTTTTTCCAATATAATCTCTATCATCAATTGTGTTCAACATATAACTTATCGCGCGATCTATACCACCATCCATGTTACCAAAAGAGTTAGCAGGAGATACAATACAATCATGTGGTTGACATTGGCCAATATTTGAATGAATGGCAGTTATATTGTTATAACCAGAAAATACATCATTAACAGTTTTAACAATATCGCGATTTAATGAGACAAAAGTTATTTTGATATCTTGCATATAATTTATAATTTATTATTTATTTTTTTTTACAAACAATTATCGCATGTGTTTTCCCAAAATAAATAAGTTTTTGAAGTTCTTTTTAGATATTTTTACCTATTTATTATTCCTCTACTAAACCACTTTCTTTTTCATCAAAATGAACACCATGCCTCACGTGATCGTAACAAGTATCGTTTATTGTGCTTTCGATAACCTCTTTTACCAAATCATTTGCACTTTCTGTTAATTCATTTTTAACAGAAGAAGATTCAGATTCAGTAATTGATAAAGGAGATATTGGTTCAACTTCATCATTTTTATCTTGTTGATTGGTTTCATTAGTTTGTAGAAGTTTATTATTTAGATAACTTTTGTAAAAATCCAATCCAGTATTCAACATTTCTTTTGAATATTGAGTGTACATATTATTATTACTTCCTTTCTTTCCAAAAAAATCAAATGTTCCCGATGTTGTTGGATTATCTCTCTTATACCTCTTATTCAAAAGAAGAATATCCTCTTTAATGTTTAATCCCAATTCTTCTGGAATATCACTCAAATAAATGGGAGTTTGATGATGATTAGCATTGGTAAAAAACTCATAAATATTATCAGCTTTATCCCCATATTTACTCAAAAGCCTCTTAATCAACTGCTTATGATCACTGTCAATTCTTCCCAACATCTTCTCACAATAATTAGTCACAATATTAGTCAATTCCCAATTAACAATATCAAATGAAAATAAGGACATAAAAGCTTTACACATACCGCCTGTACGTCTATTGTATTCCTTGAAAACTTTTGTACTTGTTGGTACATTTAATCCATAAATATAAGGATCAATTGGACCCAAACAACCACAATGACTTAATACAATCTGATCAGCAGAGAGTGCAATGATTGTTCCAGCAGACATAGCGTAATATGGAACTCTTACGGTTACATTCCCTTTGTGTCTCAAAAGAATCTGAGAGATCATATATCCCCATGTTAGTTCACCACCTGTTGTAGTCAATTCGAGAACCAAATCTGTATCATATGTACATTTGGAATACTCTTTCATAAAAAATTTATATAATTGTTCATTTACCTTTCCAATAAGTTCAATAACAGTAACTTTCACCATGCCACTAGTTTCCTCGTGGGTTTTGGATTTAGTTTTGTTGAAATATTCAGTAACACTTTTCATAAATAAATCAGTCATTATCTTAATAAGAGCATATATTTATCTTTATGTTAAAAAACGCACGCCATTACACAGTAACCATTATATGGTTAAAATTGATTTTAATTTTTTTTTATTCCAATGAGTATAAGAGATGTACATGCCACCTGAATTGATTATTGAAAAGATATCTATAAAGGATATCATTGAGGATGATATGAATAAAACTGGTAAGTATAATACCAATAATCATTGGGTTGATAATACTCCACCACCTGATTATTATGAATCTCATCTCAAGGTTTACACAAGAGAGTGGATTGATAAATTTCATACATCTTATGTTGTTATTAATATTGATGTCTCAGATTTGCGTTGGATGAGAGATGCTGCCAAAATTGGAATGTTGAGGGGAACAGTTTCAGAACTTTACAGAGATTCTTTGAATACCGCTGCGAAAAAGTATGAAAATAGACTTCCACAAGTTTTTAATGGTACTGATTATTTCGTCAGAACTGAGAAAGTAAGCCTAAAATGCGGTATACATGGAAAAGGTCCTTACAAAAATATGAAAACAATATTGGAATCCCTTGTTACCGCCCAATGGTATCATACTCCTGTTAATCAAGATACAAAAGAACTCAAATTATATCTTCTTCCATGGAAGAATATCGAATATTTTAAGGAGTTTCGAGTATTTGTTCACAATCAACATATTACTGCTATTTCGCAACAACATTTGTATAAAGCTAATGTGTTATTGACAGATGGAGATAATGTTAAAGAAATGGTTAAACATTGGGTGAATCTTATTTATCGAGAGTTTGATAACGATATTGTTGACAAATTGACAAGTACAACATCTTATGTAATGGATTTGGCAATTATTGGAAACGATATTTATTTTATTGAAATAAATAATTATGGTAAAGAGTACGGATCTGGTTCAGCACTCTTTAACTGGGTTAAAGATGAAGATAAGTTAACTTATCACGAGGATAGAAAGGATAAAGTCTTTTTTAGATATTGTGTTTGAAGAAAAAAATTATAAAATCTGTTTATTTGCGTGAAGATCCAAGAATAAATCCAATACCAAATCCGATTCCAATGATTGCTCCGTAAAGTAAATATTTGTCAGTTTTATTTTCTTGTACAACAATATTTTCTTGTTGAACTATTTCCTTATCAAAAGCTGTGTAAATAGATTTTTCATACATTGGATAAGTTTCAATCAATTTCTCAAACTTATATTCAACATAAGCATTGTTAACTGTATTGACATCATCTGCGAAATATTCACCTTTACTGTGTAAATTAAATTCACAATCCAATACATGATCGTGATTTTGTTGGTTTGTTAAATGCGGTTCCCTACAATATGCACAAAAATTTGTATCACATGAGGAACATTCCAATGCACAACAACCATCGAATCCGTCATAAGCTACTCCACAATTTGGACAAGAAGTTGTTAATATCTTATCGTTAATGTAGTTTAGCAATTCTTGTTCAGTGATTTCTTCACCTTTATCTATCTTTTCTTGAATTGTTTTTTCTTCAAAAATCTCTTCACGTCTATTTTCTGCATAGTCACGGTGTTGTTCAATAAATGCATCAAATAATTGTTCCAAACTGTTACTTTTATATTTGACAACCTTGCTATTAATAGATTCACCACAACCACATGGACAAGAAACAATCCCAGTAATGTTGTTATTATCCAATAACCTTTGAATATATTCTTTTACACAATTTTTACAAAATTTACCACTTCCACTTGGACATTTTATTTTTTTTCTAAAAGAATTTCTACTATCACAAATAATACATTTGGTAAAGTCCATAATATTTACAGATCATATTATAATCACAAAAATTTTAAATCAATTTTGCCTTAACCATGTAATGGTTAACGGTAACAGGTGTTGACCACGAAGTGGTCATTCTGAAGGTTCAATAATTACCACACGTCCATCGACATTCAAAAAATGAATATCTTTGTGGATTGTGTGAAGTTGTGGATGATGACAATGTCCATAAATGTACACCTTTGGCCTAATACGCAAAGCTGTCTTATAGATATCATCTTTCCCAATAAATTCCCTGCCTTCGCAGAAGAATCTTGGCGTATCATGTGTCAACAACACATCAAGATGTTGTGGAATCAGTTTGTGCAAAAAGTTAAAAAACTTTTTGCCATTCATCTTGTAAGGATGAGGCTTATTGGAAATAATTCCATTTACACCACCAACCTTTCCAAATGGAGAAGATTTGGCTTCTCCATCCCTCAAGATGTGTTTTTGAACGAACAATTTAGTTTTGTGATCGACATCACTTTGACTTGGAGGTAAATCGTGGTTTCCTTGTACAACGTACAAACCTTTTACCTTCAAATCGGTCAGAAGATAATTGTAGAAATCCGTCGGATTTCCATCACTACCTCTCACATAATCTCCAGCCATATCTCCTACAGCAATCACATAATATTTCGTAAAATCAACAGTACCCTTGTCAGCCATCCTCTCGAACAACTCGAAAGAATGACTATGCAAGTCACTCATGATAATCACAGGCACGCCGAAAATGTTCGAAGTTGCTCTCACAATATGCTTCAAATCATTCTTATATTTCGTTGTTCCATTTCTACTTAAAGTAGGTGGGAACTTCCACGTTTCCATTCCTGTCTCAATAAATTCCAATTTTTCTGGCATGTTGTATATAAAAGGAAACACATATCTTTAAATTCTTTTTTCAATTTTAATTTATAAAAAATTATATAAGAAGGAGTTCAAAAGATACAGTATCTCTTTATGGATTATGACAAAGAACAATTAAAATTGGCTAAAAAACGTGTTGAGACATGGTCTGGGGCAACAATGGTAAAATATGTAGGAGGTTTTGATATTTCTTATGCTAAAAACAAAGGAAACGATATTATTTCTTTTGTTGTTATAGATGATGGTTTAAATGTTGTTTATAAAAAATGTGTAGAGTATGATGACTCGGTAGATGGTAAAAGAGAGCCATATAAAAGTGGTTATTTGGCTTTTCGTGAAGTGCCTTGTTTCAGAAAGATTTGGAATTTGATAAAGGTGGATCCATCTTTCCAATCAGTTAAACCAGAAGTGGTTATAATTGATGGTAATGGTATTTTGCACCAGAGGAAGTGTGGTTCTGCTACTCATATAGGTGTGGAGTTTGGTATTCAAACTATTGGTGTAGCTAAAAATTTACTTTTTGTTGATGGTTTGGACAGGAATGTTATAAAATTAAGGTTAAGAAATAAAATGAAAAATGGTATTCATTCATTAAAACTTGTGGGAAAAAGTGGATTTGAATATGGATACGCTTGGTGTAATCCGAAGGGGAAAGTTCAAA